TGACCTGATTTACAGCTCTCGCCATAGAGACGTTGCGCTGCTTAATAGTTCTGGATTCAATTTCTTTCTGGAAAGACTTCACTCTAGATTTAGAAAGTGTTATCTGCCCGCCCTTTATATTAAATCCAAGAAACTTAAACCATTTATCCTTGTAAAGTATTTCTACCTTTTTAGGATTAAGACTGACCCCATACTTATGAATTACAGAGTTAATATCCGACACTATTTCATCTGGATTATCATGAATGGTTACGCAATCATCAGAGTATCTGCAATAAAATCTGTATTTGTTACTCATAAATTCATCGAGCTCATACAGGGTTGCATCTGCCAAGAAGCTACCTATTGCATTTCCCTGTCTGATTCCGCAATACTGTTCCACGAGGTTTCCATCTAAGTCGAATACTAAATTGTTCTTCCAAGACTTGCGAAGCAAATTCATTACCGGCTCAGTGCCCGGAGCAAACCCAAGTTTCTTTTCAATGACATCGAACACATTCATAATGGCCTCGATGTTCACTGTATCAAAATACTTAGAGAAGTCGCTCTTGACTCCAATGACATTAGTGTATTCTATATTTGCAAGCACACCAGATAGTTCCTTTACTGTTTTACCAGTTCCAAGGCCAACCTGATATGACTTGCAGGACTTATGGACCATTTCCGGGAAGAGCTCAAACAAACAGTCGTTAATTAAACTCTGAACGCATCTGTCTACATTTTCTCCGACAAACACAGTTCTGAACTCTCCCGGAATATCCTTAGGAATTTGCGCCATATGAGGTGGCATAAACTCAATTGTCTCGTTCTTAATTGCCTGATATATTGCCGCTCTAATTTGCGGCGTGCACATCTTACGCAGCTCCCCTTTGTCAATTCCTTTGAGCTCCGCCTTATCGATAAGTGCTTCCCATCGAGGCATTTCAAACATCTTCTCGAGGAGCCTATTTTTCATATTTATCCCTCCCAAATTATGGTCAAGCAAATCATCTTTTCGCTCTCCATATATTCATCAAACTTAATTTCTTTTACTTTCTTGGCCAGAGTTTTAACTGGTATGAAACATTCTCTTATAGATGAGATGCAAGACCAACTGCCATCTTTGTTCATACAACTGACGCAATAATCAACTTCTTTGTCCATTCTAAGAACATAAGATACTTCATTGAATGTCTTTTTTTTGCTCATTTTAATCATGGGATGCTCATTGTACAGTGCTTCAAGCTTCTTTTCAAAATCCATATTAACTCCTTTTATCTGCACCAAACCACTTCACCTGTAATATCATTTACAACTTCGTCCCAATTTCTAAGTTTTGCAAATGTTATGGCTTCTTCCGCATTATCATACATACTTTCATCTAGAATGCATTCATAATCTTCGTTGTCATAAACAAATGCAGTATAGCTCACTGGATTACCCTCCTTTAATTTTGTATTGTCATTATTTATCCCAAGAATCGTCGTTACCTATGCTATCATACATAAACTCCCATCCTCTTTCTATCATCACATCCGTAAAGAAATGATGGGAACATATGCTGTGCAGTTTCGCTATATTATTTTCTGTAGCTGGATATCCTTCGTATTCTAAAGCACATTTAAGGTCATCTTCGCACCAACGAACTATGCCGAACCACTCCGAATTTATATTACCTCTAATCTTAATAGTTTGTTCAACAAGCTCTCCATATGAGAAATCCTGGTCGAAACTAACAACCTCATAATCAAGATATGGGTCAAGCTCACTTGTCTTATCAAAACAATTCAGAAGAAGTTTCTGTTCTGTTCCCAAATCCTCATCTTCATATTCAAGATATACACAACAGCACCAAGGCTCTATAAGGTCTGGCGCAATTTCAATAAGGTCTCTTAAAACTACCACATTATCAACTCCTTTATCCAAAAATTATATCTTCAAAAAGTGCAAGCTGCACAATTACATCGGCCACTTCTGCATCTATCTGAGAGGTATCGAGCTCTCCATTTCCATACCACTCATAATCACTATACCAGTCGCCCTCAACTGCCATAGTAAGTCCTGCAAGTAGAGTCTCTAGATTAAGCGGCCATGAGTCAGAACTTTCCGCATCATGCAGAATCAGTGTACCTCCTCTACTTATCTGGTCGCTTGCATATTCCCCAAGACGCTTACCTACTACCTCGGCTTTGCAACACCAATAATTAATTCCTCCCTCAAGAGCTGTGGACATGATATCATCGATGTCCTGAGAAGTAACCTTGATTCTGTTTGTGGTTTCAATGTTGTAAGTATCCATGTTTTATCTCCTTAATTAAAATTATAATCAATAATCATGCCGAAACTTATATCGGGATAAGATGTAAAGAAGTCCACCCAAGCTTCTGCCTTTGTATTTCCTTTGCCCCAGCCAACTTCTTCCTTGTTATCATAGTTGAGCCAGATTGCTTCCAGTTCAATTTCAAGGTCGTTCATAACAGTTCGGCGCAGTTTATCTTCTTCGAACATGTCATACTGCTTAAAGCTATCAAGAGAAAGATCATATTTATCGTAGTAGTTCCATTTGTGAGAAGCTGCTACATATTCAAACGGTTTACTTTCAATTGAGATAAGCATTCTGGCCGTATCTACTATATCCATCATTTCATCATACATAACATATTCTTTAGTAGTATGTGCATTATAATAGCCGCAGGACAGATTAACCGCTGCAATCTTAAGAGCGGGAGCAAGAATTGAGATGTCTGAGAAGGTTCCGTATGCCTTCTTAAATCCGGTATTGTCGCACACAAATTCCTCAAATTCCTTGTTTGCACAGGAATAAAATACAGCATCTGCGCTGCCTTTTCGGTCAAACTCTATGATGTAATTTACATCTACATCTTTGGCATATTCAGACCTTGTAAACTTGCCTGCTCCAATGCCGCCAATTTCCTCATCTTCACAAAGAAGTACGGAACATTTCATTGTCTTTATAATATTCATTATGATAAAGATTCCGCATCTATCATCTCCTCCAATTCCCTCAAGAGAGCTCAGTTTGCCATCATGATTTATGATGGACACACACTGTTTATCATGCACAGTATCCATATGGGCCACAAGAAGCACCGGAATATCTCCCTTTGCATAAAGGAAACCATCTCGATTTACCACTTCATACTTCTTGTTTGCCAAATAGCCATGCATATAAAGTTTTACTTCTCTCTGAGACATCATGCAAATATCTTCAAATTTCTTCATTTTTAAACTCCTTCATTAAATTCAATAGTAACTATATTTTCTACCTCAACAGGTTCGACAATAGTACATCTGCCATGTGAAAGATAACCGCTAGTAGAATATTCTTCCCCACAATAAGGGCATATTCCATCGTGGCCTATGTTTATTACTGCATCTTCTACATCTTCTCTCCACTCTTTAGGGTACGATACGTTTGCAGAGCTAAAACTGGTATAATCTTTATAATGCGTTCCAAATGAGTTTGTATAACTGCCAACACTTCTACCAGATTTAGTCCACATATTTTCCTGCAGCCCCAACAGTTCTGCAAATTCATTCTGCACAATTCCTCTAAATATCTTGTACAAATCCGTCTTGCCATCATTTCCCTGAGGATATACACGACTTTGCACAAGAATGGGATAATCATAATGGAACATATTACGATACAGCTTGCCTTCTTCTACATCATCGGGAATATTTGTATGAACGTAAGTAATGATGGAAGTGCTATCCAGCATATAAGACAAAGTACCTCCGCAGTGCATGCCGCTGTAATCGTTAGGCATCCTTCTCACATTGTTCTTATCAATAGTGTGACAGCTTGCCCAACTATTGCCAAAACTCATGGTGAGATAATCCAAAGGATTTACACTGATAAAGAACTTGAGTTTTCGCTTTAGTCCGCTTACCATATCTGCATACTGAGCAAAAAGCTTATTGTACTGGGGGAGTTCATTTATCTTGTAATATGTGCAGATTCTGTTGAATGCTCGGCTCGTCTTCATACCCGGCGCAAGCTTATAGTCTGCTCTACCATTAAGAGATGCCGCCTGACCTTCATTCAGGGTAGAACCATAGATATATCTCATACCATTATTGCAAATAGAATTTATAAACCTTCTATACTTTGCGTCAGATTCCTTTGTGTAGCCCTCATCTGTAAACTGATCCAAATTTTCTCTGGCCTTGGTCAGCTTGCCCATTATTTCTTCGTTGTCCAAGTCCTTAATGTTTATTTTGCTCACACCTGTTTTAAGATAATCTGTAACTTTCTTACCATGTGCATCTGTGCTTACCAGAAGATGTTTTCTTGCACCTACTTTTGCATCAAATCCAGAGCAGAAATCGCTTATATCATAAGATTTATTTTCTCGCTCAAGTTCCATATCAAGAATGATGCGCATATCTCCTGCATAATGACTCGACTTGCTAAGCAGCTCTATAAGAGATGCCTTATTTCTAAAATATTCATCCAAGAGTTTGCATACACCATGCTCGCTGTTTCTGTGGTGATATTTACTCAACAGTGCCATCATATCGTCTACGAGTTTATCCGTATCGCAATATTTTCCATAAAGGTTCTTCAGCGCTGCCTTATTCATTAGATTAACCCTCCATATTAATTATAAAGACTTGCAATTTTATTCTTTATGCGCTCCTGCACATCACTGGGAACTTCATAGGTACTAGGCCTCCATTCTGCGTAACTTGACGGATAAGCAGGGCAAAACAGTTTATTATATTTGGGCGAATAATAAACTGTTGAGCTATGATTCTTGTAAGACACTCTAAAGTGCGTTACAATGTTCTGTTTGTTTACATAAGCCTCAATTGAGTTTCTAGCCTTTATAACATATCTTTCACCATTATCATGTACATAACGCCTGCTATACTTATTCTGGATGATTTTATCAACGGTAATCATATCATCAAATGCACTAGGATATTTAGTGAGGAAATCTACCTCAGTTGAGAAAGTCGCCTCTGCGCAGTTTCTATACTTACATCTGGTTCTTGCTTCAGCTGTGCCGATTTCAGGACGGCCACTGTAATATCCATTATTACAACGAAGTTTACACGTTGTTTTTTCTGTCACAGAATAAAGCCCGTTGTCTTCCTTTTTGAAGTGCCTGTATTCAGTATTGGTAGGGCTCACGCCAAGATTCGGGCATTCAAGACAGAATGAAGAATCAATACCTCTCTTCTTATGCTTTTCAATTGTCTTCGGAGTGTTTCTTATTATCTCTCCACATCCAGAACACTTTACATATGCAGCTTTCTTTGCGTCTCGGATTGAAACAATTGACGAAATCGGCACGTTGTTTCCATTTACAGTATAATTATTACCATCCCACGTACAATCCATCCACCGGAGCTTATCATCATCACGGTACAAAATCTTCATTTGTTATTTTCTCCTTTAAAATTTTCTAAGTATTCCGCCACCTACGTTCTTCCATGCTATGGTGCCAAACTCAGAACACTCAGGTGCATCATAGTTGATCACATAAACGCAAGCATAATTTGCGGTTATGTCGGCATTGTCCATAACCCACTCTTCTTCGTGGTCGCTTACATAGAAGATATGGTCCATCATTCCAGTGTTCGTATGACTACAAACCACAAGATAAACTAGCCCGTTCCATTCATTTTCAAAACTCTTTACCATCCTTTTCTGCTCATCATTGAGCTCGTATAGACCACCAAAAGGTGGTTCGCTTATCATTACTATATCATCCTCCTTAAACTGTTTAATAGCTTCATTAAAAAGACCCATCGCCCTCATTCTTTTGATGGCCTCTGCCTTTTTTGTTTCTCTTGATACATTCATATTGTATTCCTCCTTATTTGTGGCTAAATCCACATCGGGACACTCGATAAGCTCAAGTGCCCCATCTAGATTTAGATGAAGTCCTTTATAGACATTCCGGGTGCGCCCCAGGGATTACTTGGGGAATAGTCTCCGTATGTGGAGGAGGGAGTATATTCCTCATCAATACCACAATTCTTATAACAGTTACTTATTTCATATGGGCAATACCTTTTGTCTCCATCACATGGGCAATCCTTCATTATTAATACCTCATTTCTATTATTTCACATTAATTTTGTACTGTCAAACATCTTTTCATATTTCATCATCGTCATCTTAGCATGGTCATATTCTGCCTTTGCCTTATTATAGATACGGTGCTGAATTTCGGGTGCATAGTATGCCATATCAGCCACATAGCAATAAAGCTTGCCATCACTTGCCATCGTTCCGTGATTCAGTGCGTAAACAAAGTTGGTGTACTTGAATCCCTTGAGGTCTGCACATTCCTTTGCGCTGGTGAATGCCTCACTAGTATCAAGACACATGACTGCCTTACCCTTACGGCGAGAAGAATCAACGGTGTACTTTGCACGGACGATTTTGATGTTTTTCATAATAAACCCTTTCTGCCCTGTGGGCAATAATTTAAATTTAATACCAATGGCCATCGAAACTATCGTCTATACAATAATTTCTCAGACAATTTTCACATGTTAGGTGGGAGACGGCTCTTCGTTT